ATGACGAAGACGATCGTCCGGGTCGCGGATCCGCACACAGCAGCCATCTACCTGCGGATCTCCGAGGACCGCGAGGGCCGGAAGGTCGGCGTGAAGCGGCAGGAGATGCACTGCCGGGCGCATGCCAAGCGGCTCGGCGCGAAGGTCGTCCGGGTCTACTGCGACAACGACATCTCCGCGAGCGCGAAGAGCGAGAAGGAGCGGCCGGACTACCAGCGGATGCTCCGGGACGCGGAGGCCGGCCTCTTCGGGATGATCATCGCGTACACCACGGGACGGCTCACCCGTGATCCGCGTGAGTCCGAAGATCAAATCGACCTGGCGCGCGGCTACGGGACCCGGTTCGAGTTCACGCACTCGCCGACGGTCGACCTCACCACCTCGGCGGGACGCCGGATGTTCCGCTGGATGTCGGCCAACGACACTGGTGAGGTGGAGGACATCCAGGAACGCCAGAGCGACCGGAAGCAGCAGCTGATCGCCGATGGCCAGTGGACCGGCGGGCGGCGGCCATTCGGCTACAAGTCCGACGGGCGCCGGATCAAGCGCTCCGAGCAGGAGGCGGGCCTGGACGCGGCGAAGCGCCTGCTGGCTGGGGACAGCGCGCGCTCGATCTGGGGCGCCTGGAACGAGGCCGGGATGACCACGACGGCGGGTAGCCCGTGGGACGGCTCGAACTTCCGCCAGATGATCCTTCGGCCCCGGAACGCCGGCCGGGTGGGCAAGATCCCGGCCGGGACGAAGGACTTCCGGAAGGCCCTGGAGAAGCTGCCGAAGAGCCAGTGGAAGCCCATGTTCGCTCCAGATGACCGCCAGGCCGCCGAGGACCTCTGGGTGGCCCTGGCGCACAAGCTGGCCGATCCGGCGCGAACGACCAACCCGAACCGTGGGCGTACCTCGCTGACCCTCTCGGGCAGCTTCCTCTACCGGTGCTGGTGCGGCGAGCTGGAACGCTCCGGAGGCACCACGGCGGCCGGAGCGCCCCGGTACATGTGCAAGGCCGGACACACCCGGCTGGCCGGGCCGATCGACGAGCTGGTCCGCGCCGTGGTGTGCGCCCGGCTGGACGACCAGGGCGTGAAGCTGCTGCCAAAGACGGTCGACCGTGCGCCGATCATGGAGAAGCTGGCCATGCTGGAGGCGCGAGCCGAGGAGGCCGCCGCACTCTTCGGCGACCCGGAGTCCGGCTACACGGCCGAGCAGTTCAAGGCCACCAACGCGCGCCTACGGCCGGAGATCGAGAGGCTGAAGCGGGAGCTGGCCGAGCTGTCAGACGGCTCGGCGCTGGAGGGCGTCGCCGATGCGCCGAGCCCGAGTCGCGCGTTCCTGGCGAAGACCATCGAGCGCCAGCGCGCCATCATCGGCGCCCTGGTCACCGTCACGATCCTGAAGGCCCCGCGTGGCCGGCACGCGTTCGACCCGGAGACGGTCGAGATCCTGCCCCGGTAGCTCGGCCTCGCCCGGGGTGAGCAGCGCGGTCACGCGCTGGCGCTGCTCGTCGGTGATCGGGGGCCAGGTGGACACGAGCGTGCGCGCGTACTCAGCCAGCGCTTCGCCCGTCATGCCACCAGTCTATTCGAAATAGAGCAGTAAAGCGTCGTTCGGCGTGCGGATCAGAATTCCGATCCCATATGTAGCTGACCTACGCTACCTGCACGGGTAATATCATTCTTCTCCAAGGTCGGCTAACGTTTGTGGTGTCACCAAAACCCCGCCCCACCTGGAGACTTCCATGAGTCTTGTCCAGATCAGCGCTGAGCCTTTCCGAGCCGGTGATCTCCCGAGAGCAGCCCTTCGAACCTACGTTCTCGGCCTGTTCGAAGGTCGCGAAATGCGCACTGCCGAGGTCGCCGAGATGCTCGGCGCGACGGAGGTCACGGCCATGAAAGGCCTGACGGCGCTCGTCGAGCACGGCCTGGCCGTCCGATCGGTGACGTGGCGCGGCTCGCGCCCGATGTCGACGTGGCGTGTCGTCGCTCCGCAGACCGGCGGTGACCAGTGAACGCGGTCGAGCGCTGGCGGCCCGTAGTCGGGTTCGAGAAGCACTACGAGGTCAGCGATCGGGGCCGGATGCGCGAGGTCCGACTGGACGGCTCACGGCGGCTGATGTTCCTGCGCACGAGCAACTGGGGCTACAAGATCGTCACGCTGCGCCCCGGCAGTCGGCAGATGCTGGTCCACCGGGCAGTACTGGCCGCCTTCATCGGCCCGTGCCCCTCCGGCTGGCACGGCTGCCACCGCAACCAGGTCAAGACCGACAACCGCCTGGAGAACCTCCGCTGGGACAGCCCGAAGGGGAACGCGGCCGACACGATCCACTCCGGACGACACGTCTCCGTGGTCATGCGGAACCGGGCCGAGGCTCGCAGGGCGGTGCGCAGTGCCTGACGACGCCTTCGCGACCCTGCGGTGGGTCCGGGACCTCCCGGTCATCCGGGACGGCCAGGGGCGGGCAGACCTGCGGGCTCGGCTGCTGCTGTTCATCTTGGCCAGCTACGCCGACGGCGACACCGGGGAGAACGCCCACCCCAGCAACGAGACCCTGGCCATGGCGATCGGCTCGGACGACCCCCGGGACGCACGCCGGGTCCTGGAGCGTCTGGAGAAGTACCGGCTGATTGAGGAGACCGGGACGAAGTGGCACCGGGGCGGCGAAATCTCGGTCTGGCGCCTTCGGATCGACGATGACGAGCTGCTCGACGACATGGCCGACCAGAACGTCGACGCGGCCAGGTCCAGAAAGGCGACAAGGTCCGAGCGCAACCGCCGGTACTACGAACGCCGGGCTGGCAAGACGCACCAGGATCCGTCTGAAGTGGACCCTGGCGTAGTCAGACGGAAGCAGACCCGTCTTAAGACGGAAGCTGCCCCGACTGAAGACGGAAACAGGGGTGTCTTAAGACGGAAGCAGGGGCGTCCTAAGACGGGGCAAATGGCCCCCGACCAACCAATAGACCAGCCCAAGACGACCAGCCCGGTGGACCAGCCCACGGGACCACACACGTCACCGGCTGCGCCGGGTGACGCGCTCGCCATCCGACCGTCGAGGTTCGGCCGAGGAGTAGCGGGTGCCCGTCGGGCCGAGTCCCTGGCCGCCATCGAGCCCGAGCCCACCCTGGGCGAGCAGCTGATCGACCTGGTCGTCCCCCGGTTGCGCTTGGACCCCGAGGACACCCGCCGGGCGCACACCCTGCTGCTGCGCTTCGCCGACCGGTGGCCCCGATGCCTGGAGATGGCCGAGATCGCCTTCCAGGCGGCCGAGAGCCGCCCGGACGACACCTTGGAGATCGGCTGCTTCGAGGAGAGCTACGACGCGAACTTCGCCATCCCGTTGAACCGACACATCGAGAAGGCCAACCCGGCCGCCTGAGGAGGATCGATGAACCCGAGCGAACCCGTGGTCACCGAGCATCGCTACCAGCTGGCCGACGGCACCGTCCTGGTCGAGCGCGTGACCATCACACCCATCAGCTTCGACGTCCCGGACGACCTGTCCGGACTGGACACCACCGAGGAGAACGACCGATGACGACCTTCCTGGCCACTGCCGGAGGCTCGGCCTTCGGCTCGCTCGTGGTCTACGCCGCGATCTACCGGCACCAGCTGATCGTCGCCGAGCAGCGCCGTGAGCGCGTGATCGGGAGGACGCGATGAACGACGACTTCGCCGAGCTGATCCGCCGGGTGGCCGAGAACCCGCTGGGGCCGGGCGAACCGCAAGAGACGGCCCGTGGCGCCCTGGAGCGCCGGATCGAGTGGCTCGGCACCATCTGGCCGGACTCGCCGCGCAGGGACCGCGTGGCGGCTGCCCTGGACGACCTGACCGACGAGCAGCGCACCGAGCTGGCCGAGGAAGCCGCCGGCCTCGGGTAAGCCCACCAAGTCTCACGCCCCGTCTCACTTGATCGACATCGGTGGGACGGGGCGTGTCCATGCCCAGGTCGCGCGTCTCACCCACGTCTCACCGGGCAGCAGCAACACAACGTGCGCACGCACACGCCTGCGCGCATTACGCGCGACCCACTGATCTACCGTTGGTATCCAGATACCGGCGGTACTCTGATCACGTGACCCATCACAGGCGACCAGGCCAGACCACGGCCGAGGGCTACGGCGCGCAGCACCAGGCCCTGCGCCGTGCGTGGTCGCCGAGGGTCGCCACCGGCCAGGTGCCGTGTGCCCGGTGCGGTGAGGTCATCCGGCCCGGCACACCGTGGGACCTCGGCCACCGGGATGGCACGGGCAAGCGCGAGTACCAGGGACCGGAGCACCGACGGTGCAACCGGCAGGCAGGGGCACAGCTGCGCAACGCACGAGTGCTCGACCCCGAGCCGCAGCCGATGACCAGGTGGTGAGCCGGTGATCAGTTTTTTGAGCCACAGTGGACACCGGTTGATCCACGTCCCTATCAACTTCTCTCTCCCCGGCCTCCAGGACGCCCGATGAGCGCCCCGCAGGAGCTTCCGGACGGGACGGACGTCCACGCCGCCGTGCGCGCGTCTCTGGCCGAGCTGGACACCGAGGACGAGGACCAGGCGGCCGTCGCCTTGGCGCTTCGGCTCGGAATCACGATCGATGGGGAGAAGTCCGGCCGGACCGTGGCCGAACTGGCCGGAAAGCTGCTCGCCGTCCTGGCCGAGCTGGGCATGACTCCCGCTGCCCGCAAGGCGATCGTGCCCCGGTCCGGCCCAGCCGAGCGGTCGCCCAGCCAGAAGGCCAAGGACGAGCTGAAGGAGCGCCGCGCGGCTCGGGGTAGCGCATGACGGCCGCAGCGGTCGAGCCCGAGGTCTATGGCTCGACGACGCCCAGACTCTTCACGCCGCCGCTGGTGAGCGGTCCTCCGGGTCCCTGCGGGTGCGGCTGCGCACTGACGCCCGAGACCAGCTACGGCTTCGATGTCGAGGAGTTCGCCGTCAACGTGTTGGCCCGGCCGCTGGACCCCTGGCAGCGCTGGGCAGCGATCCACGGCGGCGAGTTGCTGCCCGATGGCCGGCCCCGGTTCCTGATCCTGCTGATCCTGGTCGCCCGGCAGAACGGGAAGACCGAGCTACTGGTGATCCTGATCCTGTTCTGGCTGTTCGTCGAAGACCGGAGGTTGGTGCTCGGCACGTCCACGAACTTGGACTACGCGAAGGAGTCGTGGGAGAAGGCCGTCGAGCTGGCCGAGGCGGTCGACGCGCTGGCGGAGGACATAGCTCCCAACGGCATCCGGCGGGCCAACGGTGAGCAGGTGCTTCGGACGATCCACCACGCGCGCTACAAGATCGCGGCGTCGAACCGCAAGGGCGGCCGGTCGCTGACGATTCACCGCTTGGTGCTCGACGAGCTACGCGAGCACGCCGACTGGTCCGCCTACGGCGCAGCGGTGCCCGCCATGAACGCCGTCTCGGACGCGCAGGGATGGTTGATCAGCAACCAGGGCGACGCCCGAGCGGTGGTACTCCACTCGCTGCGCAAGGCCGCACTGGACTTCATCGAGACCGGCGAAGGTGACGAGCGGCTGGGGTTGCTGGAGTGGTCCGCCCCGGACGGCTCGAAGGCCACCGACGTGTCCGCGATCCAGGCCGCCAACCCGAACGTCGGATACCGGCTGTCGCTCTCGAACATCCTCGGCGCCGCTCGCCGTGCCCAGCGTGCTGGCGGCGAAGAGCTGGCAACGTTTCTGACCGAGATCCTGTGCATGTCGGTGCCGATGCTCGACCCCGCGATCGACGCCGGGAAGTGGGCTGACTGCCGGGATCCGGGCGACCTCTCCGCCGTGCGCGGCCGGGTGGCCCTGTGCTTCGACGTCTCGATCGACGGCCGTCACGCGACGCTGGCCGCCGCCGCGCAACTCTCGGACGGCCGCGTGCGCGTCGAGGCGGTCAAGGCGTGGGACGACATGAAGGTGATGCGCCGGGAGATGCGTGCTGTCGTGCGCCAGGTCGGCCCGCGCCGGGTCGGCTGGTTCCCGTCCGGCCCGGCCGCTGCGTACGCCGCCGTGCTCGACGACAACGACCAGGACGGCTGGCCGCCCGAAGGCGTCGAGGTCGAGGGCATCCGCGCCGAGGTGCCGGCCGTCTGCATGGGCTTCGCCGAGCTGGTGGATGCGGGCGATGTGGCGCACTCGGACGACCCGCTGTTCAACGCACAGGTTGGCGGAACTGAGAAAGGACGCCGAGGCGACGCCTGGGTGTTCGTGCGTCGTGGTGCGGGCCACTGCGACGCCACGTACGCGATGGCCGGCGCCGTGCACCTGGCCCGGACCCTGCCCGAGGAGAAGCCCGCCGGTTGGTTCGGCGTGGTGTGAGGAGACCACTGTGGACGAAGTGCTGAAGCAGTTCCGGGCGCTGTGGCCGTCGGCCGCGCAGGTGCTCGGCGTGCTCGCGGTGCTGGCCGGGCTGGTGCTGCTGGTGACCGTGACCGCCGGGCCGGTGTTCGGTGTCGTCGCCGGGCTGGTCCTCGGCGGCCTGGTCCTCGGCGCGCTCGGCGTGCTGCGCGAAGCCGGGAGGCTGTGATGGGGCTCGGGAAGACCTTCATGCGCTCGGCTGTCGCCGAGCAGCAGCTTCGGATGATCGTCTCGAACGGCTGGCGGATCGCCCCGGCCTCGGACCTGATCGGCGACACCGGCTGGGGCCACGCGGGTTTCGTCCGCGCGCTCGGCATCCCCGGCGTCGGCCGGGCGGTGAGCCTGATTTCCGACCTGATCGGCGGCCTGCCGTTCGACGCGTACACCTCGCACGGTCGCGAGGTCGCCGAGAAGGTCACGCCGCGCCCAGTCCTGCTGGAGCAGCCGAACCCTGAAGAGGTCCGGATCGTCAGCATGGCCGCATGGGTGGCGGACTACCTGCTGCACGGCAACGCGGTAGGCGTGTACACGGAGCGAAACGCGCTCGGCGTGCCGACGGCCGTGGTGCCGGTCCCGGCATGCCGCGTCGGCGTCCGCCGGGTCAACGGCCAGACCTACAGCGTGCTGCCCGAGGGCGCCATCGAGTACAGCATCGGCACGCGCACGTTCTCCGCGTACGACGTCTTCCACGTGAAGGGCCTCGCCGAGCCGGGCGAGCTGCGCGGCCTCGGCGTGCTGGAGGCCCACCTGAACGGCCACGGTGCGCTCGACCTCGCCGAGGAGTTAGCGCGCCAGGCGAACAACATCGCGAACGACGGCGTGCCGACCGGTCTCCTGAAGGCGACCAGTCCGGACGTGACGCCGGACCAGCTGCGCACCGCGAAGGCGCTGTTCCTGGAGACGCAGCGGGATCGCACCCTGGCGGCACTCGCGCCGAACACCGAGTTCCAGACGCTCGCGTGGGAGCCGGAGAAGCTCCAGCTGGTCGAGGCACGGAAGTTGTCGCTACTGGAAGTGGCGAACGCCTTCGGGCTGCCGCCGCGCTACCTCGGCGCGTCGTCCGGCGACTCGATGACCTACAGCACCTCGGAGACCGAGGCGATCGAGCTGCTGAAGCTGAGCATCGGCGGCCACCTGACGCGGTTCGAGCAGACGCTGTCCCTGGCGTTCCCGCGCGGCACACAGGTCCGGGCAGACCTCGGCGCGCTGCTGCGCTCGGACACCGCAGCCCGGTACGGCGCCTACAAGGTTGGCATCGACGCCGGGTTCCTGCTGCCGTCCGAAGCCCGCGCGAAGGAAGACGACCTCCCGCCGAAGGAGGGCATCGACGACCGGCCCCGCCCGCAGGAGACCCCGCCCGCCCAGCAGCCTGCGGCCGTGCTGCCGCTCCCGACCCGGAAGGGGAACGCATCATGACCACCCGGACCCGCAAGGCTCCCAGCAAGCGCCAGGCCGCCACGACGCGGCAGGCCACCGAGCAGGAGCCGACTCCGAAGCGGCGCCCCGACCCGCGCGCCGAGGTCGTCTCCGTCTCCGAGTGCATCGTGGACGGCTGCCCGGTGCTGGAGTTCGAGCCCGGCCGAGGGCTGTGCATGGGCCACTTCACCACCCGGCTGGACCTGAGGGAGGTCGCTCGCCATGACTGAGATGCTGACCCGGCAGTTCATGCCGGAACTGGAAGTCCGTTCGTCGGGAGACGGCCGGACCATCACGGGCATCGCCGTGCCCTACGGCCGACCGCAGTACATCGACTCGCGGCTGACCGAGCAGTTCGCCCGAGGTGCGTTCAACGCGCAGCTGCGGGCCGCGCATCGGATCCCGTTCATGCGCGACCACGGTCCGCACGGCGGCAATCTGATCGGCAAGGCCAACGAACTGCGCGACGACGCCGCCGGGCTCTACGGCGAATGGCGCGTATCGAAGACTCCGCTCGGCGACGAGACGCTGGAGCTGGTGAAGGACGGCGCGCTATCCGAGCTGTCCATCGGGTTCCGCGAAGGCCAGAACCGCACGCTGTCCGGCGGGGTGGTCGAGCGCCGAACCGCGACCCTGACCGAGGTCGCCATCGTGATGGCCGGCGCCTACGGCGAGGCCGCCATGGTCGCCTCGGTGCGCGCGCAGTCCACCGTGGACCGGCGAGCCGAGGCCGCGCAGATCCTCGCGCAGCTGCCGGTGCTCTCCGCTGACGCTGAGCTGCTGACCCGCTCCGCGCACGGTGGCTCGAACCTGAAGTACGGCCCCGGCTCACCGTTGTGGAGGTACTGGACCGGGCCGGAGGGCTTCGCCCGCTACGCCGGGGCTGCCGAGCCGTGGACGACGCTCCGGGACGCGCTGCTGAAGGAAGGCGTGCCCGCGACCATGGCCGACGGTCTGGCCACCAACGTCATGCAGGCGACCCCAGCGGGGCGGGCTCTGTTCGCCTCGCACCACGGGAAGCACGCGTGAAGATAGCTCAAGCTGACTTCAACTTGAGCTAGACTTCGATCACCACACCGTGGACGCCGACACCTCAGCCGCTCACCGAAGCTGACACCCCGGCCGCTCGGACGGAATTCCGTTCCGAGCCCGGGAGGACGGCGTCATGCCGAACCCGTACCTGGTCCGGCTGCGCGAGCAGCACGACGCGCTGCGCTCCTCGATCGAGGGCATGCAGACCCGTGCGGCCGAGGGCAACCGCGACCTCACCGAAGACGAACTCCGCTCGGTCACCGAGCAGGCATCGCAGCTGAAGGCGCTGACGGACCAGATCGAGTCCCTGACCGAGGTCGAGACCCGCTCCCGCCGCGTCGGCGAGCTGACCGCGTCGCTGGGCGACGAGCGTCAGGGCGACGCGCAGCAGCTCGGCGGCGAGCAGACCCGCAGCCGCACCACGACCCGCGACCGCGACCCCGGTCACTACCGGTCCGTGGTGGACGGTGGCGAGCGGTCGTTCTTCGCCGACCACTACCGGTCCACGGTGCTGAACGACCAGGACTCGCGCAAGCGGCTCGAAGAGCACATGCGCGCGGTCACGCAGGCGTCCGGCGGAACCGGCATCATCCCGCCGAAGTGGCTCGTGGACGAGTACGACCCGCTGGCCCGCCAGGCGCGCGCCGTCGCGGACATGGTCCGGCGACTGCCGCTCGGCCGCGACCCGCGCCCGCTGACCCTGCCGAAGCAGACGACCGGCACGGACGCGAACATCCTCACGCAGTCGGCCGAGGGCGCCAACACCGCCGGGTGGGGCACCGACCGGTTCGCCACCGACAAGGACACCTTGACGCCGGTCACCAAGGCCGCGTACCAGGACGTCGCCCGCCAGCTGCTCGACAGTTCCAGCCCTGCCGTCGACTCGCTGATCTTCGGCGACCTGCGGTCCGCCTGGGACGCGATCGTGGAAAGCCTGGTGTGCACGGCGATCCTCGCGGGCGGCACGGCGACCGGCTCGACGTTCGCGAACGAAGCCGCGTTCAAGGCCGCCGACGGTGGTGCGATCGACGGTGCGATCGACGCGCAGACCGCCGTGGCCGGCGACCAGCGCGGCCCGGCCGACCTGGTCGTGATGAACTTCCGCCGCTTCGGCGCGCACCGGAAGCTCAAGGACAGCACCGGTCGCCCGCTCATGCCGGTCTCGCGCTACGGCCCGCAGAACGCCCGGGGTGCCCTGGGCAACCTGATGGTCGGCGACCTGGAGGGCATGGACGCGCTGGGTACCTCCGGCATCCCGACGGCCTACGCGGAGAAGTACGCCGTCCTCCGCCGCCACGCGGTCATCCTCGGCGAGTCCGACGTCATCGACTTCACGTACGAGCAGGTCGCGGGTCCCGCTGCCGTCCGGATGGGCATCTGGGGCTACGTCGGCACCCTGGTGCGCCACCCCAACAGCGTCGCGATCATGACCGTGACGGCTGCCTGAACATGACGACGACGTGGCCGCCGCAGCTGGCAGACCTCAAGGCCGACATGGATATCCCTGCCGGGGCATCCGATGACGCGGCTCTTCAGGCGTGCCTTGACGCGGCGGTCACGGTGGTGCAGCGGGTCCGGTGCGATGTGGACTACCGGCCCAACCCGCTGCCCGACGTCCCGGTGCCGACGCCAGACCTGGTGCTCGGCACGCTTCGTCTGGCCGGTCGGTGGTTCACCCGTCGCCGGTCGCCCGAAGCACTGGTGACCCTGGGCGAGCTGGGCACGGCCCGCATCCCATCGTTCGATCCCGACATCGAGCGGCTGCTTCAGATCGGGCGGTTCCGAGGGCCGGTGTTCGCATGAGCACTCAAATCCAGGACGCCGTCGCCGCGCTGAAGGCCGCGCTCGAAGCCGTCGGGCAACTCGACGGTCGGGTGTACGAGAACCCGGCCGCGACGGTCACCGGCGTTGGTGCCGTAATCGCGCCGCCGACGGTGGAGTGGGGCAGCTACGGCCACGACGCCGGGCCCACGGAAGCCGCGTTCGTCGTGCACCTGGTCGTCCCGTTCGACGAGTACGCCACCACCCGGCTCTACGAACTGGTGGAGCCGATGCGGGAGGCGATCGAGGGTGACCCGCTGTTCTCGGTCACCTCGGCATCCCCGGGCCTGCTTCAGCAGGGCGGGACACAGCTCCCCACGTATGCCCTCACGGTCGACGTGGGTTTGTAGGAGGAGGAACCGATGGGCTCGCTCACCGCTCGGCGGCTGAAGCTGCTGAACCTCACGATCGGCACGGTGTCGGTCGAGTGCCAGCTGTCGAGCTGGAACCTGGACCCGGGCGTGCAGGACGGCGACCGGCTCTACAGCTACTGCCCGGACGGCGTGGCGATCGCGGAGACCGACGCCGAGCCGACGCTTCAGGTGAAGACCTACAGCAAGTGGGTGGCCGGCGGATTCGAGGACTTCCTCTGGAACAACCGGGGCGTGGTCGTGGACTTCCAGCTCGATCACCACCCGGACATCGCGCTCGAACACGTCCGCTGGACCGGGCAGGTGCTGATCCAGCCCGCCCCGGTCGGTGGCGACCGGGGCGACCAGGAGATGACCGAGATCACGTTCATGTGCGTCGGTGACCCCGAGTTCTCACGGCCGTAAGGGAGATCTACGACATGGCACGTCAGTCCGTCACCACTCAGAAGATCACCCGGGCCGGGACGATCCCGAGTGCGGCGTCCCCGAACGTGGACGGCGACATCATCGACACCGGCGCGTCGGTGTTCCTGCTGCTGTCCAACACCGGCGGCTCGCCCGCAACTGCCGTCGTGGTCTCCCAGGCAACGTTCGACGGCCTCGCGGTCGACGACCTGACGGTGTCGCTCGCGGCCGGTGCAACGAAGGTGGTCGGCCCGATCTCGCCGGGCACGTTCGCCTTCCCGGAAGGCGACACGAACGCGGGCCGGGCGTTCGTGAACTACACCGGCACCCCGGCCGACATCAAGCGTTCCGTTCTGTCCTACTAGGAGATCGACGATGCTCGACTTGCAGATCACCGGCGACAACGGTTTTGACGCGCTGGTCACCGCGAAGCCGCGTCACATCCTCGCGTTCGAGCGGGCCACCGGAACGAAGTTCTCCGACCTGGAGGACGAAGTGTCGATGGCCACGATCTACCAGCTGGCGCACCTGGTGATGAAAATCCAGCATCCGCAGGAGACCCCGGCGAAGCTGGCCGAGTTCGAGGAGACGTTCGACGTCCTGCCGGTCGGCAGTGACGACGCGCCGGACCCTACCCACGCGGGAGCCTGAACCGGACGGTGATCGCCCTTGCGGTCGCCACCGGCATCCCGCCCCGCTACATCGAAGAGCTGGACGAACGGTCGCTCATCACGATGGCCTGGATGGTCGACCAGCAACACAAGCAAGCCAACGGAAAAGCCTCGGGGACAGGTGAAGTCCCGAGCCGCTACGGCTCCGCCCAGATGTCCGGATAGGCGCGAGGAGGTGCACCCTGATGGCGAAGTCCACGCTCGTCGTGAAGGTGCGCATCGAAGGTGTGCGGGAGATCCTGCGCGCCTTCTCCGTGCTGCCCAAGGACGCACAGAATGCGATCCGGGACCACTCGCAGGCCCTGGCCCGCAAGCTGGCCGTGAAGGCCGTGGTGGACGTGTCCGTCCACGGCGGACCGCAGGGCCCGAATCTGGCGACTACGGTCAAGGCCGTACGTGACCGAGTGCCGGCCATCCAGGTGGGCGGCACTCGCAAGCTCGGTCGCCACCTGGCCCCGGCCTATGGGACGCTGTTCGGCTCGCTGTTCGGCATGAACGGCCGCTCGGGCTGGTTTTCGGCCGCTCGCTACGCCTCGGCGACCGGGCGGCAGTACCGGCCGCACCAGGGCCAGGACGCGTACGCGTTCTTCCCGCTTGTCGAGCGCGAGGCCGCGACGATCTCGCGCGAGTGGCACGCCGCCGTTGACGACGTGGTACGGAAGTTCTCCGAGGGCGGTGCGTGATGGCCATCGGCGAGCGCACCGTCAGGATCAAGTTCGACGGCTCCAGCACGGGCCTGGTCGCGGCGGCGGCCATCGCGAAGGCCGAGATGAAGTCGCTGAGCGACGACGCGAAGAAGCGCACCAAGGCGCTGAACGACTTTGCCAGTGGTGTCGGCAAGGCCGCGCGCGGCGTGATGGACCTGATGCTGAAGGCGTCCACCGCCGCGTCGGTCGCCAACCTGCTTCCCATCGCCATCAACGGGATCATCGCGGCGGCTGGGCTCTTGCCGATCGCGGTCGCTGCTGGGTTCGCGTTCGCGGGCGCGATGATCGCGGTCAAGCTCGGCGCCGACGGCGCGAAGCGTGCGTTCTCCCAGCTGAACCCTCAGGTGACGGCGCTCAAGTCCGCCGTGTCGTCGAGCTTCGAGTCCGCCTTGCTGCCCGCCGTACGGAACCTTCAGGGCCTGCTCCCCAAGACCACCAGCGGGTTCCAGCAGATCGCGACCGCGATGGGCGGTGTGGCCACGAAGGTCACGGGCGTGGTCGCGTCCGCGAAGGGCACCGAGCAGGTCAATACCCTGCTGTCCGGCACGGCCAAGGTGATCCAGAACATCGGTGCGTTCCTGGCCCCGGTGATCGCCGCGTTCCTCCGGATCGGCGCCGTCGCCATGCCGATCCTGGTCCAGCTCACGGGCGGGCTCGGCGCGGCCGGCCAGAAGTTCAACGAGGCCGTGCAGAGCTTCGCCGACTCCGGCGAGCTGGAGCAGTGGATCCGTGGCGCCATCGCCGGGTTCAAGTCGTTCTTCGGCGTGATCGGCGACGTGGTCGGGATCATCTCCTCGGTGCTCGGCGCGATCCAGGACGCCGGGGGCGGGATCGGCGGCTTCATCGGTCCGCTGCTGAAGACCGTGCGCGAGTTCCTGGACTCCGCACAGGGACACGACACCCTGGTCAAGTTCTTCCAGTCGCTCAACACCGTGGCCGGTGTGGTGTCCAAGGTGCTCGGCGCGCTGCTGGCTGCGGTCGCTCCGGCGATCCCGCCACTGGCCTCGGCCTTCGCGGACCTGGCGACGACCATCGGCAACATCCTGGTGCCGGTCATCAACTTCCTGGCCCCGGTGCTGGCGAACATCGCGAACTTCATCGCGCAGAACACCAGCTGGATCACGCCGCTGGTGATCGCCCTCGGACTGTGGGCCGCTGCGCAGTGGGCCTTGAACATCGCGATGGACGCGAACCCGATCGGGCTGGTGATCCTCGCGATCGGCGCGCTGATCGCCATCGTCGCTGTGATCATCACCTACTGGGACCCGATCGCCGACTTCTTCGTGGGCCTGTGGAACACGGTCAAGGACGCCGTGACCGTTGCCGCACAGTGGATCTGGCAGCGACTCGTGGACGCCTGGAACTTCATCAAGGGCGTGTGGTCGGGCGTCACCGGCTGGTTCTCCGGCGTGTGGAACGGAATCACCAACGGCGTGACCACCGCGATGAACTGGGTACGCGACCGGTTCAACGACGCGTGGGGCTTCATCAAGGGCGTGTGGAACGGCGTCGGAAGCTTCTTCTCCGGCGTGTGGTCGAGCATCGGCAACGGACTGAAGGGCGCACTCAACGGCGCCATCCGGCTGCTGAACGGCGCCATCGACGGCATCAACAACATCACCGGCGCGGTCGGCATCCCCTCGATTCCGCACATCCCGTACCTGGCGAAGGGCGGCACGGCCAAGGGTGGTCGCCCGTACATCGTCGGCGAGCAGGGCCCGGAGTTGTTCGTCCCCGGCCAGACCGGCCGCGTGGTGTCCAACGCGCAGACCTTCGGCAAGGCGCAGGTGATCGAGCTGACGATCGACCTCGGCAAGGGCATGAGCGAACGCATCCGGATCGAACTGGACGAGACCGGGCGAGCGACGGCGCGCGCGGCCGGCGCCGGGGCGGGGGGCATGCGATGACCACCACCACGACCTACCTCGACGACCTCGGCCGCGTCCGAGTGGCCTTTAGCGGACTGAGCGCGGACGCCGACTACGCGCTGGTCGAGCGCTCCACCGACGGGATCACCTGGACCACCGTGCGCGGTGGCGACAAGGTCGGGCTGACCGCTGGGGCGGGCAAGCTCGACGACTACGAGTTCGCCGCCGGGGTCGCGAACACGTACCGAGTGACCGCCGTCGACTCGGCGGCGGTACAGCCCAACGGCGCGTGGGCGTTCGTCACGGCCAACAACGCCACCCTGAACCCGCCGCTGCCGACTGGTGTCGTGACCGGCGCCATGATGCTGCTGTTCGTCACCCACGCCAACACCGCAGCCACGATCACCACGCCGACCGGGTGGACGCTGCTCGCCGGTGGTGCCGGGCACATGGCGGTGTTCTACCGCGTCATGGCGCCCGGTGTGACCGCGCCGTCCGTCGCGTTCTCCGGCGGTGCGGCAGGTGACAGCTGCTCCGCGCACATCCGCGCGTGGACGAACGCTGACGCGCCCGTGCACGCCGCGCTTCAGACCAACGCGTCCGCCCAGGACGTGGCCTATCCGGGCGCGACGCTCGCCCAGGACGGCATCGCGTGGGTGGTGCACGAGTGGAAGAAGTCCTCAGCCTCGGGGGCGTCCGCGCCGTCCCTGTTCGGCGACCAGGCAGGCGGGTCGAACACAGCAGGCGCGAACGCCGAGACGAACCTGACGTGGCGCACTGATGCGACCGTCAACATCCGCACCGTCACCGCTGGGACCTCGGTGTACGCCGGTGGCTCGGCCGCCGTGTCCAAGGCCCGGCTGCTGCGCATGACCCGGCGAGTCAACGTCGGCGTGGAGACCTCGGTGATCACGCCGGTCCTGGACTCGGTGTGGATCAAGAACGTGCGCCGGCCTTCGCTGAACCGGAAGGTCACGGTCTCCGGCATCTCCGAGGTTTCCCGCCCGGCGCGCGTAGCGATCATCGATGTGATCGGCCGCACCTACCCGATCGCGATCAACGACGTGCGCGGCTCCCAGCACTTCACCCTGACGGTGACCACGCCGAGCCTGGCTGCCGCCGCCGACTTCGACAACGCGCTCCTCACGGGGCACGCGGTCTTCATCCAGGCGCCCACCGTGTTGTGCGCGATCCCGACCGTGTACGCCACGATCGGCGACACCGCGCAGCGCAAGACATCCGCACGCGGCGTGCGCCGGTACTTCGACCTGCCGGTGACCGAGGTCGCTGCCCCAGCGTCCACGGTGTACAGCGACACCTTCACGATCGCCGACGTGGTGGCCACGTACGCCACGATCGCCGACGTGGTCGCGGCGGTGCCGACGATCTCGGCGCTGATCGACAAGGTCAGTACTGCGGTGGTGATCGTGCCGTGAGGCCCACCACTGACAGCTTCCTGACCGGCCTGCGCGGCTCGCACACGCTGGCATCCCGGTGCACGCTGGTCGCGCCCGGCCAGACCGGCACCTCCCCGAACGGGATCACGATCCCCGGCGTCTCCGACCTCGGGCGGCTGCCCATCTTGACCGGCGACGTGACCACCGACATGACCGCAGATGTTCAGTCCACGCTGGACCTGACGACGCGGTATCCGTGGCCATCCAAGCCGAGCGACCCGGGCACGCCGTACGGCCAGGAGATCTACGTCGAGCGCGGTATCGAGTACGGCACCGGCACACAGGAACTGGTGGGGCTCGGCTACTACCGCATCGACAAGGTCGAGCAGCAGAGCGTTCCCGACGGCGCGATCCGGATCACCGCGTCCGATCGGATGGCGATGGTCCGCGACGCGCGCAACACCGCGCCGGTCCAGTTCGGTTCCGGCGCCTCGGTCGGTTCGGTCATCGACTACGTGGTGGGCCAGGCGGTGCCGGGCTTGGTCACGGTCTACGACTTCGACGCCTACTCGACGCTGCTCGGCGCCGACCACGTGCTCGACGAGGACCGCCTCGGGTTCGTGCAGGACCTGCTTGCCGCCTACGGGAAGTACGGCTACTTCGACTACGCGGGCCGCTTCCAGGTGAAGTCCATCCCGGACCTGACGAAGGCGTCACCGGTGTGGGAAATCAATTCCGGCACGCGCGGCGTGCTGGTCTCGATGCAGCGCACCATCTCCCGGGACGCGGTCTACAACATCGTGGTGGCGCGCGGCGAGCCGGTCGGCGAGCTGCCACCGGTGCAGGCCGTGGTGTCCGACGACGACCCGAACTCGCCGACGTGGGTTGGCGGGCCGTTCGGGCTGGTGCCCACCGTCTACTCCTCGGCGTTCATGACGACGGCCGGCCAGTGCCAGCAGGCCGCCGCCGCGAAGCTGGCGAAGGTCATCGGGCTGCCGTACGCGGTATCGCTCGGCTCGGTCCCGAACCCGGCACTGGAGGGCTGGGACGTGGTCACCGTGTCCTACCCGGGCAACTCCGAGGTGCACGTGATCGACCGCATCACCTACGGCCTGGCGCCCGGGGACTCGATGGGCATCGACACCCGCAAGCAGTACCTGACGCGGAGGGCGGGCTGATGGACGCTCTGGCCTACGCCGTCGCGATGGCCGCCGCGAACGCGGCTGCCGCAACGCCGCCCGGCGGCTCGGACATCGCTCACTACACCGGGCAAATCCTTTCGTGGGACGAATTGACCGGCCTGAATTCAGTGTTGGTCAACGGCGCGACGGTGTCGAACCTGCGTGTGATCCGTGGCGGTATCGGTCTGGCTTACCAGCCGGGCGACACCGTTCTGATCGAGAAGCGGATGTCGCAGTGGTACATCCTCGGCAACGTCGGTGCGCCTGGTGCTGGGGCGGCGAACCAGATCGGCTCAGCCGAGGTCACCACTTCGGAGACAACCGGCTCCACCACGTACACCGACCTGGCTACGCCCGGCCCCTCTCTGACGGTCAACATCGGATCCAGCCGCCGGTGTCTGCTCATGGTCGGTGCCCGAATCAGTTGTGCGGGGACGGCCTCTAACGCGTACATCGGAGGATCGGCTACGGCGAACGTGACCGGAGCCAGCAACATCCCCATCGTGGGAACGGTTTCCCTCGGTGTGCTGGCGCAGACGTCGCCGGTTGCTGGCGGAGTAGGGACGTTCACTCGGAACTTCGTTCTTACGGCGGCAAACGGTCTCAACCAGGGCGCGAACACATTCACCATGCAATACCGGTCCAACTTCGCGAGTCCGGTCTGCGGATTCTCCGAACGCAACATCACGGTCATCCCGTTCTGACGTAAGGAAAGGAGCCCAGTCATGGGCAACACAGGCCGCTACGGCTGGGGCTACCCGGAGGTCACCGACCCGCCGAACCTGTCCCTGTACGTCAAGAACCTCGCGCTGGCCGTCGAAACGACGCTGGGCGCGATCGAGGACCGGCTGGCCGCGCTGGAGCTGTACGGCCTCAAGTTCATGGGCAGCTCGGCTCCGAACACCGACCAGACGATCGGCGTCACCGAAACCATCCTCGACGAGAAGGTCACGTTCACTGCGGTTTCCGGCCGCAAGTACCTGATCATCCACACGGCCGACAACGCGATCGCGTCCGGCTCGCCGACCGGTGCCACGTACAACTACCGGTACGCGGCCGGAGCCACGCTCACGACCGCCGGAACCCTGCTCCACAACTTCGGCGGCCCCACGCCGTCCGGCAACCACTCGACCGACACCCGGCACGTGCTGTTCACGGCGCCCTCCTCGGGACAGTTCACGGTCGGAGCGGGCTACTTCACGAACGGCGGGGCCACGGTCAAGTTCTACGCGAACTGCAAGCGCCTGACCGTCTTCGACATCACGTGAGGGTGCGCCATGACGATCACTCTTCGACGGTCGCGCTCGCCGTTCCAGATCGGCGTGCTGCTAGCCCTGCTGGTCATCTCCGCTGCCTCGGCGGTGTTCTTCGACCAAGTGGCCACCAGCACCGCTCGCGAGCTGGGCTCGACGCTCGGCCGGCTGATGTACGGCGGCACGGCTTTGGGCGCGGGGGTGGCTCTGGTCGGTGTCTGGCGGTCGGGCATCACTGGCCTGCTCGTCGAACGCGTCGGGCTGATCTCGATGGCCTGCTGGGTGACCGGCTACGGGATCGCAGTGCTGATCAACTCCGGTGCGCGCGGGGTCCAGTTCGGCGGCTACATGACCGCCGTCGCGTTGATGTGCCTCTGGCGAGCCTGGCAGATCGGCCGCGAGGCGCGCGAGCTGGCGACGGTCGAGCACCTGGCCGAACAGATCAGCAATGGGGAGGACAGATGAACGACTGGATCCCGGTCATCGTTGCCGCGCTCGGCGGTGGCGGCATCACCGCGCTGGCGGCCCTGCTGCTGGTGCGCAAGCAGGGCCGGAAGCTGACCGCCGAGGCAAAGGTCTCGGAAGCCAGCGCGGCCGACGTGCTGGGCAAGGCCGCTGCCGCACTGGTCGAGCCCCTGACGAAGCAGCTCAAGGATGCCGAGGCCCGGGGCGAGCGGGTGATCGCGCAGGCCGACCGCCTGAGCGAACGGCTCGCCTCGGCGGAGGCCGAAGTGCAGCAGCTGCGCGGCGAGGTGGACCGACTGACCAAGGACCTCGCCGCCGCGCGCGAGGAGAACGAACGGCTGAAGGGCGGGGCCTGATGTCCTGGTACGTGGCGAAGTCCCTCGACGTGCTGCTGGCGCAGCTGAACGCGAAGGCCCCCAACCGGTCCAAGGTGTCCGATGGCTCGATCGGCGACGCCTCGCACTCCGCGCGAGAGAGCGACCACAACCCGACGAGCACCGGCCAGGTGTGCGCCCGCGACTTCACGAACGACCCGGCGGGCGGGTTGGCCGGCCAGTGGCTCGCCGACGCGCTGGTGGCCAGCCGGGACCCGCGCATCAAGTACGTGATCTGGAACCGCCGGATCATCGACAGCCGCGCGGGCCAGCACCCGTGGCAGTGGATGCCCTACAGCGGCGTCAACGCGCACACCCACCACGTCCACGTCTCGGTGTTCGCCGGGGCACTGGGCGACCGTACCGACCCCTGGAACCTCGGCGGCGGCACCAAGCTGTCCGGCCGCCAGCTGCTGAACGGAGACACGCACATGAAGCTGCCCGCCGAGATGAACACTCGCTCTGAGGTCATCGCGCTGCCGCCGGACGCCGACGTGAAGCTGATCTTCGCGGCCAAGACCGTCATCTTCGGCGGCCACATCTACTGCTGGTCGGCCGTGCCGGGCCAGGGCACCGGCGGCGACCCTGTGCAGTGGCGCACCGAGGTCAAGGAGGGCGAGGTGATCGCGATCCCGCGCGGGACGTCGAAGGCGGAGATCACGTACAGCTGCGCCTCGGAGATCGACCTGTACGTGCAGGCGATCGCCTGAACGGCACAGGGCCTGGTTCGCGGCGTCGCGTCGCACCCGGCTGGCGTGGGCCTGTCAGTCGTGGTCGAAGAGGGTCGGCTCACCGGGCAGGTAAGGCAGATCGACCCACACGGTTCCGACCTTGGTACCGATAGGGAAGTCGTCCTTGTCGAAGGTGAAGAGAACGTCTACTCCAGCCTCGATCGCGCTGGCAATATGGATCGCGTCGCCAAGTTTGTACTGCTTGGTGAGGTGCAACTCACGTGCCTGAATGGCGACTTCACGCCCGAATTCGACCGGCACTACACGCGCGCCGCCCACATAGTCCAATACGCGAGCGTCGAGTCCGACGTCGGGGTGCGGGTTTGGGCTTTGTGCTAGGCATTCAACTAGGCTGAAGGTCGAGACGTAGATCTCGAACTGCCCTGCGTCGGCAGCGTCCATGATGCGTTGTACGCGCTCCCAGCCGTCGCCTCTCGCGAAGAAGCGGGTCAGGACACAGCTATCTAAGTAGACGGTGCTGTAGGGGTCAGGCCGTGCCACGCACACCCCCGAGGTAGTCCTTCACCGTCGAGGTCACTGCCTCCTCGGCGACGCCTAAGCCTGATGCGAGGCGCGGAGACTCATCCCGCGATGCAAGGCGAGTGATCGCCCGCAGCTGTAGCGACAGGGGGCGGCCTCGATAGTCTCGGACGAGCTTTCCCCGAGCTTCGACCCGGCGGCCGATGAGGCTGCGCACGTTGTCGAGCTGTGCGGCGGTGAACCTGATAACGACCGACTTGCCGCCTCGCTCGGGCCAAATCCGTGCCTCAAAGCGCTCGTGCACGTTGAGCGAGTCGAGGTGACCTATGACGGAGCCAATGCTTGTGCGGCGAAGAGAGCCAGCTTCACGAAGGTGGTCGCGTGTATCCAAAGTGATGCGCACCTGGTCAACAACCTTGTCGCCGTCTAGGAGTGTGAGTTCGGTGCCTTCATCGGCGAACCCACCTAGATGCGCGGCGGCGTCTCGACCAGCCTGTATCGCGGTGTCGTTCCAGCCCTCAGGGATCTCGGAGTTGTTTTCGGCTATGCGCAGTCCAGCGATCAGGCGCCGGAACGCGTCATCCGTCGTGTCTGGTTCCTGCATCGGCCGGAATGCTGTATCGACGCTGCCGTCGCGCAGATGAGCGAAGCGTACGGCGCCGCCGCCCAGGGCCTTGATCAGTTCGGCGACTTGGTGCAGACCAGTCAGAACCTGAGCAGCGTCCATGTCGCCGGTGTGTCCGTGCACGTAGATGGCCAGTTCCATCGTTTCACCTCCTCGCTCCGCGCCACCATCACATCAGACATTGCGCAGCGTTCGTTACGACAAGTTGAGGATCACACGAACGGACGAGGGATGCGCGACGGAGCTGTGGAACCCGGCCAACGCGCCGATGGAGGGCAGCGCGCCGGCCGGGGGCTCATTGGTGGCCCTGCCTCGTGTGCTGTTGGGGAATGCCGTGCTCGCGGCGGTAGATCGCATCGCAGCGCGGGCACGCAGTCGGCGTGCCGTGGTCCCGACGCTGGCTCGACGGCAGGAACGCGGCGGAGGCGGTGGCGCCGCACAGCATGGTGATGCCCTGGCCGGGCTCCGGGATGCCGGTGAGCCGGGTCCGGTGCCACTCGCCGCCGATGACGGGGTGGATAGTCTCGAAGTCGATGTAGATCACGGCGCTCATCGGGCGCCCCGCTGCGCGTCGAACTGCTCGCGCAGCTCCTTCGCCCTGGCCCAGTCTTCCGGGCTCATCTGGTCGATCGTCGTCGGCTGCTCGCTGGCATCGGCGACGCTATCCGCTTCTTGGTCCATCTCGTCCCACCGCTACTGGTAAGCACGTCTTGACCACTCACAGTGCCATGAGGCGGTGAACTGGTCAAGACAAGCTGACCAGTGGGACACTGGAGCCATGGTGGATCGGACGAGCGGATTGCCCGCGTTCAGGCAGGTGGCTGCGGACCTGCGCGAGAAGATCACCGCAGGCGACTACGCACCGGGCGAGCAGTTGCCGAGCGAGCGCGAGCTGGTCGACTCCTACGGCGTCTCGCGGCCGACGATCCGCGAAGCCGTGAACTTGCTGCGCTCCGAAGGCCTGGTGACGGCGGAGCACGGGCGCGGCGTGTTCGTCCGGCCGCCAGCCAGTATCCAGCGCGTCGCCCGGACGCGGTTGTCCCGCGAGGCCCGGGAGCGCAACCGAGGTGCGTTCCTCGCCGACGCTGCCGCGCGCGGCTTCACGCCGTCCACGTCGGTGAAGATCCGCTTCGAGGAGGCCGACGCCCGGACCGCCGCACACCTGGCGATCGACGAAGGGACCGAGGTCACCGTGCGGGACCGCGTGATGCGCGCCGATGGGCTGGTGGTCCAACTCGCGGTGTCGCGCCTCCCGCGCACGCTCACGCGCGACACCGCGATCGAGCAGGTCGACACCGGGCCCGGCGGTGCGTACGCGCGCCTGGAGGAAGCCGGGCGCCGGATCGGGTCCTTCGCCGAGCACGTCGGCGCTCGCATGCCGACGCCGGACGAAGCGTCGCTCATGCAGCTGGCCGTCGGCGTGCCCGTCATCACCGTAACGCGCGTGGCGTTCGGCGAGGACGGGACGCCGCTGGAGATGAACGACATGGTGATGGCGGCCGACCGCTACGAGCTGTCATACGAGTGGCCAGCCGACTGACGAGCCCGACGACCGCTACGGCGTCAGTTCGGTGTAGCGGTGGACGTAAACCGGGCGTCCCCGGTCGTCGGACTCGCGCGAATAGTCGTACACCGCCGTACCGGGGCGGGGGCGCGTTTCCGTACCCCCCTGGTCGGTGCTGAACGTGATGACGCCCTCAGTCGTGGGGATGCGCAGGACGGCCGGCAGCTCGTCGTCAGGAAGTTCAAGCGTCGCAGGCTGGTAGTTGTCCCTCAAAAGGACCACGGTGATCATCGAGGCTCCAACTGGTTACTCATCGAAACGGTCAGTACGACCATTCCCAGCCGTGCGCGCCGGGTCCGAAGGTGTCGCGGGTCAAACGCCGGGTGTTACGCCGAATTTGCCGATATCAAGGTCGGCAACTTGATCGTTACTTTCCGCTGTTATCTAACGCTCGCCGAACGCCGAAAGCCTGGTTCGCCTAGCCATCGGCGACCTCACGCCCGACGATCGCCAGCTTGGCGGGCTCCTGGCGAAGCTCGGCGAGCACCTGGCGGATCTCGTGCTGGCTGGCGCTGAGCTGGCGAGCGAGCGCCTGACGACCGGGCGCACGTTGGCCGGTTGCCTTCGCCGCCGCCAGGGCCTCCTCGACCCGTTCCCGCAGCGGCGGTACCTCCTGGCGCACGTCTTCGCTGGTCACCAGGTCGTCACCAGCCATCGGGCGCAGCTGGTCAGCTTCCTGGTGCAGCTCCTGGCGGCCTAGCTCAGCCTCAGCAGGCGCCGCCGGTTCGTTGGCGGCGGCCGGGCGGATGAGGGACACGACCAGTTCGTAGGCGATAGCGAACGCCAGCGGAGGCCAGGCGGCCACCACCTTGTTCACCAGGTCGGGCCCGGCGCTCGCCACGTTCGCCACCAGGCTCACCAGGACGCCCACGACGACCGCCAGCCACGCCAGGCCCGGCGCCGGGTTGCCATCGCGGCGGGCGCGGAGGATCACCAGGCTGGCGACGACCAGGAGCCCGTCAACCGACAGCGGGACGAGCCAGGAGAGCCACGTCTCGCCGTGCTTCGCTGCCAGGTCGCGCATGTGGGTGTAGGAGGCGACCGCTGCAACGAACGCCACCAAGGCGCCGAAGACAATGCCGCTCGTGCGGAAGCCATCGGTGGTGGTGTCACGCTTGCTCACGCTGCCCCCTGCTCGCCCCGGGCGGCTCGGACGCCGCGCAGCCATGTCCGCTCGGTCGCACTTGCCCCGCCCCAGATCCCGTAGGGCTCGGCCGCGTTCAGGGCGTAGGCGAGACATTGGGCCCGGAAGTCGCAGGTCTCGCACACCCGCAAGGCTGGCGCGGCGTTGTGGCCTTTCTCCGGGTGAAAGATCTCGACGTCGGTCTCTGCGCACCGGCCAGCCGAAGGGGCGGCCACGTGGCCGAGGTGGTCCGCCTCGGCGAGCAGTTCGAGGAGCTGCGCCCGGCGGGCGGCTCGGCGCGGGGTGCGGCTGGTGGTCAT